CCTGATTCTCCTGGTTGGTTTTTCTTTATTTCTTCCGACATATTGTCACCTCCAAGTATTTTACTTATCTAAATAAGTCGGCTGTTTTGAGGAAACGTCCGCCCCATAAGGATTTTTCCATCATCTCTGATGGTTGTTCCTGAACGATCTCGCCTAGATCGCCAGACTTTCGGAAAGCAGTGTCTGCTTCTACTGCGTCTACTCTCTTTCCAAACTCGTTAAAGCGTTCATTTGTTGCAGCAATGTCTTTGGCGACTGCTTCTAATGAACTTCTTACTGCATCTGTGTCTACCTTATTAGACTTAAGTACTTCTACTTCTGTCTGCAAAGACTTTACAGTTTCAACTAAATCGCTAAAGGCTGATGTAATTGTGTTCTTTAGTTCTGCTATTGATTCAACAATAACATCATCTGATTTCTTTGCCTTCTTCTCTTCTTCCATTTCAGCATCAGGACCTTCTGCTGCATCTTCTGCAGCATTTTCCTCATCTGGATGTGGCTTCTTTGCAGCCTTTTCTGCATCAGCGACTTCAACTGTTTCAACAACAACTTCGTCTGCCTTTTCAGTTTCAACTACGGGAGTTTCGGCAATTGCCTCTGGAGCGATTTCTTCTGACTTAGCAATTTCTGTTACTTCTTCAGTAACCTTCTTTGTTTTTGCCATAGGATTTTCCTCCTCTGAAATCTTAGCATCAATGCCTTTAGCACTATCTACTAAGAATTTGACTATATCCATTTTTTCGTTGTCTTCTTTTTCAACGAAACCTATATTCTTCATTGTGTTGCCAGTAACTGGACTTGTTACTGTTTCTTGATCTGATATCATTACAAGACCAGATTCTTCATCATAAAAAACATTTTCAAGTGCAACATCTGCACCCTTAATAACATCAACACCATCTACCTTTTCAACATGCATGATGTTCGCAAATTGATTTGCTGGAGAATCAACAAGTGATAGTTCAACAAGATCATAATCTTTAATAATTCTAATTGTAGAGTCTGACTTTTCATCATAACCGTCATCCCACTTATTCATTCTACCGCCAATCGAAAATCCAGAAAGTGTGCCGTCGAGAACTTTTTCCCAAGTGTCTTGTGCACCTTTTGAAATGTATGCAGACACAAAAACTCCAGAATAAAACTTTTTAGATTCTGGATCAAAATATTTATCTTCTTTAAATGAAACCATCTTGCCTACTGCTGATGGCTGATGCATTTCACGAATGTTTCCACGGAAAGCAGAAAAGGCTTTCATAGAAGCCTCTGAAGTAACTATATCTCCTTGCTTATCAATATTATCAAGGGATGCAAAACCTGAGACGATACGTCTCTCTTTATCAACCTTCGCAAAAGGAAGGGAAAGTCTTACTGAGTCGCCATCGGTGTTCCAATGGGCTTTGGATATAGTCATACTAGAATATATTATAGAGCCTTTTTTACACAAATGTTAATAAATTGTGAATAACATTGTGGATAACTATTGAGAAGATCTACCTTCGCCTTTTGGATTTCTACCACTTATTGTGGCAGGACCATCAGACTGGTTGTTCATTCTTTCTCCATCCCTTGCTCTATTTGCTGTATCGTTAGCAGTGTCTTGTGGCTTAGGCTGGAAAGGCTCATCCCCTCCTTCCCTTTGTGGAAGTCCAAGCACAGTTCTTGCTTCGTTTGGAAGCATGACCTGGGTCTTGATATATCTTTCCAAAATCTGAGATTGTGCAATTTCGTCTGTTAATGTTAATTCTTTAAACTTTAAAACCAGAACATCTGTTTTTTCTTTAATAATCTTATTTAATATTTTTTCTAACTCTCTTTGTGCAGGTCTGGCTACCTGTTCCTTAAATGTTCTATCTTGAGACATTGCTGCTGCTATACCACCAGCATCTTCTCCACCTATCTTAGACAAAGGGACTTGATGTGCAATTAAAATATCGTCACGATTTTGTTTGCGATATTTTTCAAATGAACCCTCTTGAACACCGTTTTCGATAGGCTCCATCTTAAACTCAACCTTGTTTGTGTCACTGTCTCCAGGAAGTGGAATATACAGCGTTCTGTGAGACTGCCCCTTAAGGTTTGTTTGTAAGAATCTAAACATCTTGTCTTCTGCATCTGCAGAAAGACGTGCTCCCTTTAGAGTTACAACATAACGAGGAACAGCCTTATTGCTAAAGTAGTCGATGTTATATTGTGATGCTAACTGGTCTCCATGAAGTGAGTTAATAGCAGACATAATATCTGGTACTCCATAAAATGTATTTAATGGAGAATATTGCTTGAAGTGAATAATTTCATTTGGTCGTGGATCTGATGTAATTGGATTAGGATTGCTTGCTCCAAAGTTTCTAAAATAAACAACCTTTTGTCCTATAATTTGAACATATCCATCACGAACTCTTCTTGTACGCATTGTTGTTGCTGGTATATGTCCAATATATCCAATCTCTCCACGGGTAGTTCTACCAACTTCTAAGTACCCATTTCCAATTGCCTGAACATCTGTATACACTTTCATCATTGTAGTTGTAAAAGAATCATCATCATTTAATGATTCAAGCCATTCGTGCATTTCAATTTTTGCTCTTTCAATTCTATTCCGTGCTCTTGACACCTGCTCTTTATCTTTGTTTGATTCAAGACGAAGCATTGTGCTTGGGGAAACTTCAAAATCATAACCAAGTCCAACGATGTTTTCTACCTTTGCATCAATTGCAGCATGGTTAGCAAATGATGTATCGTAATAATTTGCAAGTTCATAAACATTCCATGGTGGTGTGATTACATCAAATAATCCGTAAGCATTTCTATATACAGTTCCAGGATTAATCTCTTTTGACTTTGCACCGTCAATACCGCTTTGCTCCGCTCTAGCGCTATCAAGATATCCCTGCATATTTTCTGGTGCTGCTGCTTTTTCTACTAATCTTCCAGTTCTTCTTTTAAAATTATTGTCAAGACCAGAGTATGATTTTATCTCGGACCATGACTTATTAAAAGGATCTTCTACCTTAAACTGATCCATAATATTGAAAGTGTCATCTATCTTTGCACCGATAATAAATTCTTGTTCTTCTGACATTAGTCTTGTGCTCCATACTTCTTAATGGTCTGCTGTGCATCATATACTGATCCAAGGTCATTTAGGTTCGGAATCCAACCTTCCATCATTCTCTGCTTTTGCTCAGAATATTCTTCATCAGTTACTCTTGCAAGCCCAGGAAAGAAGTGTGGTTCTCCCTCTGGTTCTCCGTAATAGGCTGCTGCCTTTTTTAATTCTGCAATTTTTGAAATGTCACCTTTCATTGAAGGTATATTTAAGATATTTCCATTGCCGTCAGTGAACCATTTTCCATTTGCCTTTTTCCATACGTAAAGGCCCCAGTCATAGTTCTTTTCAATCATAGTAACCTTTGTGTCACCAATTTGACCAGGCATGCGTGGCTTGCCGTCTTTACCAAAAGGTTGATGATTTTTGTTTTTCATAACCATCAGTATACCATATTATATGGCTGTTGATGTGTTAGATACCCATGATGCATTGGAGTATACGGAATATTCGTAATCCTTAATACTAAAAATCATGTCTGACTCTGCAATAATCTTATCTCTTCCAGTATAACTGTTATAGATATTTGATGGATTTGCTCCGTAATAACTTGTTGATGATAATACTAAAACACCATTCCAGGATATTACAGGACTATTCCAAAATGACCAGTCCAATTCAGAAGTTCTTATACCACGCACAAGTATCCATGGTCTTAGTGTCACATCCTGAACTTCTTGAAGATTGGTTGCCTGATAGTAAGAAATCACATTATATATTAGCGGACCATTTAGATTTAATGAACCAATATTTCCACTGCAATCAAAAAGATTAGAGAAAGAAACTCCTATAAATGCCCACTGCTTAGTGTTTAATATTGGGTTTTTAACAAGTCTTCCATTTAAATAAAATACAACGTTATTATCTATTTTTCTTGTTTTTGCATTAATCGCATAGATAATTCCTCTTTTACCGTCTGACTGAATTGCCTTTGTATAAAATTTGATATGAGAGTCATCTGACTTAATTTCAAATACCTGAGTTGGAGAATATGGAAATGAGTCTTTGTTGTACATAACTGCAGACTGGAAAGACATAAGTTGATAGTTGCTATCTTTATTGCTATTTATTGGAATTTGAAGACCTCTATTTAATACAGGATCATAAATGTCTTTTGGCTCTATTCCAGATTTTTGTGTTAAATATAAATATGGAGAACTAGACTTATAAATACTAAATGGGTTTCTTGCTTTATAATTATAATAGAATCCATTCTTTACATATGGATAAAGTTTTGCCTCGCCTCTTGTTCCTATTGCATTTGCTCTATATGAATTAAATGCTTGAGATGCTAATTGCATACTTTTAAGGCTAACTATTCCATTCATTGTTCCATAATTTATAAACTCTAAACTTATTTTTATTCCAAGTTTTCTTGGGTCAATATCTTTTGGTGGATAAATAATCATGTTATCTACAACTTCATATTTTGTAGTTACCCAATTATCCTGTGGGTCTACTACACCTGATTGTGATGCTGGTTCTATATTTTCAAAATAAGAATCTTGAAGAGTCATTCCATTTCTTATATATTCAAAGTTAATATATGACTTTAAATATGAATCATCTGTATTATATCTATAAGAAAATTGTGCATTTTTGGCTAAATCAGAATAATCGTTATACCCTGTAAATAAATGATTATCCAACGAATCGTATGACCTTTGTATTGGGTTTGAATATTTTTCTTTTAACTCTTTATATGTCCAAGATCCTTCTGTTTCTTCTTTAATAAATTTTGTTGGTGCTGGATAATTAATATTAAACTGTAATAAATCCAGATCGTAATATTCGTCACCCTTTGCATCTAATACTCTTTCTGCAAAATATGATAATGGAATGTAGTCTTTCCAATAAGACTTTGTTGCTATGTCTAATATATACGAGCCGAAAGAATATCTTGCATGCAACATATAACTAGCAACATGATTAAGAAGTCTTGACGCTACAAATGAAGTGGCTAAACCGCCATCTAAATAAAACTCCCACCACGAATCATTAACCTCAACAAAATCTCCGTTTGCATTGTAGTATCCTCCTACTGCATATGGGTTTGACCCGCCATCTGTATCAACTAACTCTGTTTGAATAAACCAATCAAATACATTTTCATAGTCTATTGGCAATCCTCTGGTATTAAAAAAATCAACTATTTCATTATAATTTCTATCAGAACAAAAGCCAATCTTATACATGTTTCCATGGTATGTGTTTTCTAAATTTTTACTTCCCCCAACATAAAACTTTAATGATTTTTTATCATTAAAAAATGATACTAAATCTCCCCCATAATAATTTGTAAAAGTTTCTATGTCTAATCCAATAGTAAACTCATCATTAATGGTGTGCCCAGATGAAACATATAGTATCTGCTCTACTGGTAACCCTGTGTTTGGATCTAAACGTTTTGGAGTTATAAATTTATATTGAATTACATCATCAACAATTTCAATTATAAACCTTTCATCAGAAACATCTGATTGAATATAAAAAATAGTTTCTGGTGTTGAGACTGCTCTTCTTGATTTAAATACTCCATAGAAGCATCTTATGGGTTCTGTCATAAAGTCTAAACTCTCAAAAGATAAAAATCCCTCATTTACTTCATCATTAGTTTTTTTAAAGGTCCAGAAAAGTTCTTCGTCTTCTTGCTGCAAATTTATATTATCAATATAAAACTCTGAAACAGTTTTATTTGTTAAATATAATTCTGGATAGTTATATTTTGGAGTAGATATCTTGTTATCTTCAATAATTACATTTTCTCTGGCTCCCTGGTCCCACTTGCCAAGATCTGGGTATGAATAATTTTTTGAATAGTCTGCAAACTCATAATCTATTAATGCAGTGGTTCCTCCAAATGCAGTATTGATATTATCTGGAATATCTACTGCCTGTCCGTATACAAATCTACGCTTTGCTAAAATTTCTGCAACACCATAAGAATATATTGCAACACCATCTATTTCTATTGGAGATACATCCTCATATGACCAAAAGCCTATCCAGTCATTGCTCTTCCCATCAGTTGTTGGGTTTGAAAAAATAATATCTTCAGAGTTAAAGTTTACGCTACCAACATTTTGTCCGTTTACAAGCAATGATGCTGTATTCTTAGAAAGCCTAATATGAATTAACATTGGTCTTCCCCACTCACCGACAAAATGAGAAATTATAAAAGAGTTAATCTTGAGTTTTAAAAATGGGCCATTGACATATAAGCCATCTAATGAATTAATTGGTCCGCATATTTTTTTATCAACATTAGTATCGGATACTATTCTCGCCCAAAATTCAAAAGTATAAGAAGAATATTTATTTGACTCATTAAACATTCCTAGTCCAGGGAAAATAATTGATGGTAATGTGTCATGTGGATATAAAGTTAATGAGTTAGCAGATCCAAAAACTAATGGAACTGAGTTAGTTCTGGCTAATAACCTATTGTCTGAAATCAAGCAATATGCTTTTTGATTATTAATTCCATACGAAGATATTTCATAACCTTCATTACATGATAAGTTTATGTCGTCGGGAAAGTTTTCTGCAATAATTCCAAGTGAGGTTGAGTTATATTCCTCAGACCACTGTCCAAAAGAAAGCCCATTAATTAATAAATCATAGTCGTTAGGATTTGTACTTCCATTTGAAAATCTATATCCAATTACTAAAGAAACATCTGATGTCTCATGTGGAATTTCAAAACTTTCTGAAACAAAAAACCACTTTTTAACAAATGGTGTTTCAAATTCTTTAATTACCGAAACTGTCTCTCCATTAGCAGAATCTATGTACGTATAACCTAAAAATGTACTAGATATATATTCTCCTTCAGAATAAAGCCATGCACCTATGCTAAAGGTTTTTAAATCTAGGTCAAGATCATTAAAATTAAAAAAATCTGGACTTTTTATTAGTACTTTTGTTGTAAGTTGATTTTCAGATAATTGAATACCATTAACCCTATATGTAGAAGAATTTTTAAAAGGTTCTCCTATAACAGACTCATCTTTTTCAATTACTACCTCTTCAATACTTGGTGTCCAACTTGTTAAGTCTCTTTGTTCTTCGCTAATTAAAGAAAGGTAGCCGATACTCTCATCAAAAGACCAAGTTAAGGTTGGATGCTCTGAAAATATTTTTTCTGTATATACATTTGATGAGGTAGCCATATAAGACTATTTTATCATACTAAGAGATTTTTATTTCACAGGCATCAGTTGTACAGTACATTTCACCCTGTGCCTCTAAATTCTCAGCACCATCATAGATAGCAGACCAATCAATCTTTTTGATTTGACCAATATAACTATTATATTCTTCTTCTGTTATTTGTGTATATGGTTGCTGAGGATATGTATGATTCCCCATAGGCAAGAATGAAACAGCCTTTAACTGTCCCTCGTACATATGGAGCGCAGGCGCAACATGCTTTGCTTCAGTTTCTTTGTCAAATGAAAGCGTTACAGACACGCCGTTATCTGACCAGTATTTCTGAGCAGTAGCAGCAAGCGCAATCTTCTCAAATAATGTAACATCTTTTTCAGACCTTGGATGTCCAGAGTGAACTGGGAAATATACGACAGTTGTATTCGCAGAAACAAGGTCAGCCTCCATCTTATATCCAGCAGCCTTGAACAAATGAATCATTGGGTCGGTATTCCCAAATCGAATTGCTCTTAAGAAATAATCTCCTCCTGGTGCCCAGTGAACTCCTGGAGTTGCGCCAGAAAGAATTGATACAGACCCTGATGGCTTAACAGTTGTGACTCTAATGGATTCACGAACACATAACCATTCAGAATAAGAATGATCATATTTACGAATAGTCTTGTATCCTTCGTCCATCCATTCTCTCACAACAGGCAAGCCAAATTTGTCTGAGAAGGATGCAATACCTGTAAGGGATGTTCCAATACGACGATTACGCTGCATAATACCATTTGTCTGTTGCCAGTGTGTTGGAATTAATGTAACTGTCTTACCGTATAGGTAGGCAAACTTGAGTGTCCGTAAGAAGTCTTCCTTAGATTCATGACGATTTAAATGTACCTCGACTAATGTGCATAGTTCGTATGATTCCAATGGCTGCTCCGCACACGGATTGAAGCCCATAACACGATAGTCTTTGCCATCCTTTGGATCTGCTAAACGACCATAGTTACGAGCCACATCAAGCCAGATAAATCCTGGTTCACCGTTATTAACGATTAGGTCTACGTAGTCCTCGTACTTTGTACCTACCGTCGCAGCAATGGAGTTATTAGACATCCATGCCCAACCTGGATTTTCTGGATCAAATGAATTACGCTCTGGGAAAACCTCAGCGTTCTTCAAATTCATAAAGTCTTTATCTTCTGCTGCACCCAAAGCCAAGGTTGCAGATCTTCTGACATTTCCTGATACCACGCAGGTGCCAATAAGATTTACGATGTCTACTATTGCTCTTGAGTCAAGGGTTTCTCCTGCTCTACCGCCGATTACAGCCTTGATCTGCTTATGCAACTGTATAAGTGGTGCAGGTCCACTTGCTGTACCGCCAAAACCCTTAATAGGGGCGCCTAAAGGCCTAATGAGGTCATAGTTAAACTCCTGGATATACATGTTAGGCTTCAAATATGAGTTAATAAGTAATCTAACAGACTCTACCCATCCCTCACGAGTATCTGGTATTTCATATACCTGTGGTGGTTCTGTAGGGTCATAGATGGTTAGACTTTTCTCCCCGCCCAAAGTATCAAACCCGACTCCTACTCCCATCATTAGAGCATCCATAACCCAACCAAATAGTTGTCCTGGATCGTTACGATCTATGTCTTTTGTAGAAACCATAGCGCAGTTTTGTAGCGCAGCAGAGTTTTTCTTTTCCATAGTGAGGGCTGTTCCAAAAGACCATAAGCCTCGTCCTGGTGGAGTCCACTTCAAATTAAATAATCTATCAAATGCTTCTTTTGCTGATGACTGTGCCTTATAGTCATTCCAAGGTAGTCTGTTTTCTTTTGCATGATTCTTTTGTGCTGAATACATACCCTCGATTACACGACGACAAACCTCATGCCAGCGTTCTTTAGTTCCGTCTTCCTTCATACGGGAGTAGGTACGAATAAATGTAATCTCTCCTAATGAATTACCACCTGCGTCTGTAAAACCGAATGGTGGTTCCTTTGTTTTATACTCATTTATAAACTCTTCAGACAAACGAAAACTAAAAAAATCAGACATAGATTTGCTCCTTAATAAACTGTTATTGGTTAAGTATACCAGAGTTTTTACTTTTATGAAACTCTAATGCTATTATTTAGGTTAATAGTTTTTATGATATCTACCATCTTTTCTTTCAATGGCTTTTCTTTCTTGCTCCATCTTAAACCAAACATCTTCTCCATATTTTTCTTTGTTATTATGCCACTCTTCTGTTCCCTCAAAATATTTATACCAGAATGATCTGACAAAATACTTTAATCCATTAGATGATGTATTTACACCATGATAGTATGGTTCTGTAGATGGGAAAATAACTATATCCCCTGCTTCTGGTTTGTAAGATATTTGAGAATAAGTGCTATCCTCATTAAAGATCTTAAAAACAATTTCTCCGCCATCATAGTTGTCGTTTAAATAAATATTACATGTAATCATATGCTGCTTACCTGGCTCATCCTTATTTTCTTTTTGAAAGTCTGTATGGAAGTTCATTGCAAGTCCAGCATCTTTATCTACACCAGCATTGTCAAAATACCTGCAAATTTGTGGAGCAAAAAAGAACCAATTATCTAATTTTATATTTGTTCTAGTCACATAATCGGAAGTACATGAATAATAAGCATTAATAATTTCATTTTCTACATCAAGCAAAGAACTATCTTTTTTAACATGGAGGGTCCACTCATCTATGCTTGGAAAATTAACAAACCTTTTTTCATTAATTTTTAACTGTGTGATCTCTCCAAATGTATACCAACTAGACCATTCTTTTTCTAAATTAATAGACTTAATTATTGATTCAGGATTTTTAATAATGTTTTTATAAACAATTATATTTTTTTCTAACTCTAAAATATTCATTGATTTAATGAATCCCAATTTTTTCTTTGTTCTTCTTGTTCTATCGAATATTCTTTTCTCCATTCAAGAAGATCTCTGTCATAAATAGAATCAGTATAGTCAAATGAAGCAAGCATAGTATATCTTGTTCCAGTTTTTATTTCTGACACACCATGTAGGTTATGAAATCCTGGATCAAAAGCAACCACACTACCCTGTTTTGGAGAAATTGATAAATTATGATCTTTAAATAAAAGATTTCCACCGTCGTAGTTATCATTTAAATAAACAATTGTTACAAATTTATTATCTTGCCAAGCATTTGGAGTTCCATCCAACTCTGTATTATCTGAGTGATGATCTGCATATGCACCAATGTCCCACTTATGAGCACTCAAACTTAAATTCTTTAAATCTTTTTTACAAACATTAAATGCAATATCTTTAAATTTTATTCTAAGACTATCCAAATATTCTCTTGTTATATAACTAGAATCGTTTAAATTTATATATGGATCCATTACACGACTACCGTAGAAGCAAGTTACCTGCCATTGTGATTCGTCAGAATTAAAATAATTAATTAATTGGTTGCACTCTTCTTCAGATAAAACATTAAAGAATTCAACAATATCATTTTTATATTCAGTAGAGTTAAGCATATTTATTGCCTTTTTGCCACTCTTCCTTTTGTATTGCTTGCTTTCTTCTAACCTCTTTTTCTTCTTCGTCCCATCTATCTAATGTAGCCTGGTCGTACTCTGCTTCTTCATAATCCCAAAATGAAACCATGGTGTATCTGGTTCCCTCTGTGATTTCACTTACACCGTGTACGTTCTCTACGCCTCCTGGAAATATATAATATGAAAAAGCGTTTGGCTTAAAAGAAAGATAAGTATCAAAATCTGGTACTGGCTTTCCTTCAGTATCAGTG